CCCAGTTCCAGCGTGCCGATGTAGAAATCGCCGGTGAACGAACCCAAGCCGGGGAAATTCAGCGTGTACTCGCTGACCAGGCCGGAACCGCCCTCCGCCGCGAGCTTCATCAGCTCGTTATCCTTCGTCACACCCTCAACGCTCATGTCGATGGCGCGCTGCGCTGGGTCCTCCGCCAGGAATGTGCGCCATCCGTCGTCGTCGTCCGACGTGATGTCGATGGGCTCATTGTTGAGCGTGATGGTCTTCGTGCGCATTCCCGTGACGGGCGCACCCGCGCCGGTCGGCGTGAACGTGATTCGGCGCCCTACAAGTGCAGGCATGATTCAAACCCTCCGAAATGAAAATGCCCGCGTTAGTGGCGGGCATAAAAAACCCGCCACATAGGGCGGGTCACCAAGAACTATCTAAAGCCAAGCGACCGTCACGGCCACCACCAAAAAGGCCCGCACTGCAGGACCTTGGTTCATTCTTTCATGCCCTACACGGCTGCTTCAGTGGTGGTGAGCTTCCTTCGACGCTTCATTTCGGCCAGAAGCGAACCATCCGGATCATCGACCCATTCGCCGTCTATTAGGGTCAAATGCGGTCGAACTGGTATGGGAGCGGCCGACTGCTGACGCTGCCTCCATACCTTATCCACATCAAGCTGGCCACACTCTTCAGCTCGCTTAGCCTCTTTGAAGAGCTGCACTGCCCTGCCCGTTGACACCCCCAGATTGGCGCCGATCTCTCGGTAAGTCATTCTGTTCTGATCTCGCAATGAAAGAACGTGCAGTCTTCTTTCAATTGCCTTTGACAATTTCTGTAGATTTGTTGTCTTGGGGCGAAGCCCTGCCGGGCACTTCTTGGCCGCCGACTGAGATCGGTGCCTAATCTTGCATTCCCGTGAATCGCATCTCCAAAAATAATGTTTGGTTGGCATCGCTATCGCTCTCACTTTTATAGCTATAACGTCATGAATTATAGAAGCACTATAAATTGAAAGCTACACCAATCAGCTTGCGGTTGCTTGCTCGCACAGCGAGCGAAGTCTTTGAACCCCGTGGCGAGTGAGGCCGTCGGGGTCGAGCAGAACTTCGGAATATTCGAATTCAATCGTGATCAGGTCGTGCCCTTCGACGGGCAGTGACTGGCGAGTCAGCGCGGCGTAGACGAGCGCCTGAATATCCTTAGCCTCTTTCTTGCCGCGATATCGACTCCACACGTGAATCGTCAGCGTGGACTCAGCGCCGAGTGAGTCGTCAGTGTCGAAGGGAATGTGCGTGTCTTCGCCGACAACTACATATGGCGCCGGGGCGTTCACGGGAACGTCGTCATAAACCGCAGGCATGCCGGGGTAGGCGGTCAACGTATCAAAGACCGCCTTCTGCAACGCCGCCTCGAAACTCATTTGCGCTTCTTATTCCGCTTCGCCATTTCGCGCTCGTACTGCACGCCGAATTCCTTTCGATAGATGCCTTCAACGCCTGGTCGAATCTCTTCTACAGCCGGAACGATGTGCGGTTGCGCGGACATCTTTACCGTGCCGAACTCAAGCCACGCCCACTTGAAGCCGTGCTGATTCTTCCCGCTCTCAGCAACCACGGAAGCCTCGATCTGTGTTTTGGTTCCGCGATTGCGCTTGCGCTTGATGGCCTTCGCATACTTACCAGTCCGTCGAGGCGCGCGTGCTTTGATTTTGTCCGTGACGACCCCGGCAAGCCCGTATGTCGTGCGCCGAAGGATATTTTTCGCCTCGCGCGGCAGTACTTCCTTGAGCGTCTCTTGCAAGTCCTCCATGCCGACGATCTTCACGCCTGCGGCTGGCTTCATGTGGCCACTCCGCGCTCAGCCTCCAGCGCAAGGAAAGCGCTGCGCGGCTGATCCTTCGCGAACCTGATATTGAATCGCACGCCTTTCCACTCAGCGACATCGGATTCCGTGATGTCGGATCGGTAGCGAATGACGATGACATAGTTCGCCTCCGCATTGAGGCGGTCAGAATGCTCGCGCTCAGCGCCGCTCATCGGGCGAACCTTGGCCCACACTGTCGCGATCTCCGGCCACGTCACGACGCTGCCGCCCATGTCGTCATCCATCTTCGTCTCGCGCAGGAATTTCACGCGCTGGTCGAGTTCGCCAGCGGAATAGGTCGAGAGCTTCATGCCAATTCAGGGTCTCGCGATCGATGCAGCAACGCCTTGATCGTATCGGACAGCGGATCGCCACCGTCGTAGAGCGCCTCGATGCATAGCAGCGTTGCGGCCTGTACGAAATCAGGCGGCGGATCGGGCAACTCGTCCACCTTCATGTAGTCGAGAACGATAGACGACGCCTGATCGATCTTGAATGAGATCGTTTCATCGGCGGCCGTGTCATCGGAGCCGTAGCGCAGATGCTGCTTGACCATGTCGATGTCGACGAGCTGCATCAGCGTGACTCCGCTTTCTTGGATCTATCTTTCAGAGAGTCAAGCCATTCGCGCTCAGAGCCAGAAAAGCCGTTACCTCGCGCTATATCAAATGCACTTTTGCCGTTTCTTCCGGATTTCACCGCGAGGCGCCAATCTGAATTGCCATCGCCAGGCTTCGACTTAGTATCTGTTTGCGCAATCCAGTAGCTGCCGCCCCAGGTCACGCCGTCGCCACGCTCGTACTGCTGGCCTTCTTTGAACACGCCGCACTCTATGAGTGATGGAATCTTGAATGCGAACTCTTTCACCTGATCGCCGCGGGTGTAACGCATTGTGTACGTTCTCTTCCCGTCGAATATTTGCTCAAAGTCATCAAACCCCAGTGCGTCAATTCCATCCTTGCCGGGGTCGCCGTTTTTCGGCTTCGGAATGCGGTCGATGCAACGCTGCATCAGATCAGTGGCGCGACGCTCGAACTCTAGCGCCCAGGTTGCGAGCGCGGATTCCATCATTGGGCGAAGGTCGTCGAGCGCGACGGACTTGCCGTCGGTACCGTCCTTGGGCTTTGGTAGCGCGTCGAACCATTGTTTGATGATGGGAAGCAGGTCATCGGTCGTGACGCTCTTTCCATCGACACCGTCTTTCGGCTTTGGCAATTCCGCGACCGCCTGGCGCGCAACTTCTGCGGCTTTCGTCTCCAGCGACGGCGCTACCAGAGGAATGATTTCCTCCGCAGTAACGCTCTGTCCATCCTTCGGCAGCGGCAACTTACCAACCGCCTTGGAAATCAGCGGGCTGATGTCCTCTAGCGTGACACTCTTGCCGTCTACTCCATCCTTCGGAACAGGAACTTCTTTGATCGCACTGGCAACGAGCGGCCGGATGTCCTCCAGAGTGACACTTGCTCCAGCTTTCCCCTCAAGCGAATCCAGCCACTCGTGAACGGTGCCTTCATAGCCAAGCGAGACAGCAACCTCGAACGCATTGCGCCCATCTTTCGGCACGGGCAGCGCGGCAAGCTTCGCCTCTACACCGTCGACTCGATCGGCCAGCGCACGAAACGCCTTGCCAACGTGCTCTCTAATTACAGTCCCGACTGCCCTCACGAGCGGAGTGATGTCACGCTGCTTGGGCATAGTCCACAACCTCAAGGTCCTTGCTTAGTTCAACGACGAGTCGCTTGGCCTCATCCTCATCGCTTTCTGCTTCCTCGCCATCGCCTTCCGGAGCATCTGGCGGCGGATCGGTAGGCGGTGGAAGCGCGGGGGGTGCCGGCGGCTCGAAGTCTTCCAGCGGCTTGACCATGGCCTCAATTTGCGCGGGCGTTAGCAGCGGGAACGACGCGGCCAGGGCGGCGCGCAATGTATCAATGGGAATTTCGCCCTTAGCGGCAGCCGAAAGCAGACTCTGCAGCGATGTGACCTGTGTACCGACGCCCTCTGCGTTGTCACGTCGAGACAGAGCCGCCAAGCTGTAATTCTGCTGCTGTAGGTAGGGCGTATCGCCGCCCTCAACTGGCGGCTTGTTTTCATCACGCCGCGCTTCGTTCGGCTTTAGCCAGCCGCCACCCACGGCCTTGTTGTGCGATTCCAGACGCGTCGCAGGGTCCATGCGCAGCAATGCCGTCTCGTCCATCCACACCTCGAACGGAAAGCCCAGCTCCAGACCCTCTTCGAGCCGCAATTCCATGTTCTCTGTGATCGGTTGCAGGCACTGGTCGTAGTAGCCTTGATTGAGCGTTGATGTATTGTTCGCCGTCGGCATTGGGCCGAGACCAAGCTTGTACGGCGGCACATGGAACACGGCGCAGATCATCTCGCCGGTGAACTTCAATTGCTCGATCAGCTGCGAGTCGGTGGCGGTGATCGTCATGGCTTGATACGTCAAGCCGTCGCCAAGCACCGCGACGTTGCCGGCGTTGTTGCCGCTGAAGTTTTCCTTCCACTTCTCTTTCAGCCGGGTAGCGGTGTCCGTCCCAATCGCACCGGGCGCCGTGAGAATGCCGCTTGGCCGGCTCATGTTCTCGAAAAACTTCTGGCTGTTCTTCTGGATGGCCGATCCCTGCATCGCGGCCATGCCGCACGCATAGATGGGGGACACGCCGATGAGCGGATGCCACAGCGTATGCAGGCGGTCGTGAATGATCTCGCTCGCCGGGACGGTCACCGTCTCCTCGATACCGCTGAGGTTGTCGGTGGCGAGTTGATAGAAAATGCTGCCGTCGGGCGCTACCAATGGCGTGACGCGGCACGGGTCGAGAATGTACATCGCGACGATGAATCCATTCTGGTCGCGCTGCTTCAGGACGTAGGTGTTCCCTTGCAGTAACAGCGAAAATATCCACGACTTGAAGAAGTCGATGCGCGTCTGGAACGAATTCGGCTTTCGTAGCGCGGGCCGCTGCAGCGTCACGTCCCATATCTGCGTCGCTGCATTGAAGCGCATCGCGCGCGCCGGCATCTTCGCGATGTCACCGGCAATCAGCGTCACGCACGAGAACACAGCCCAGTTCGCCGAGACTGCCGACACATCGGCCGGCGTTGCGTCCTGCTGCCATGCCCCGGGTGTCGTGTCCCAAATCTTGAACCACGAGCCGATGGAGGATAGGCCCTGCATCGCCTTCTTGCGGATGCGACTGATTTGGAGGCCGAAGAGGCGCATCAATCGGCCCGCATGTCTCGGCGACGGTACTGGCGCTTCGGCCTACCCGTTCGCGGCGAGATTTCCTCAGCCTGCATATCCTCGGTTTCGTAGTCGCCGCCGGATTGCTCGATCTCTGGCTCAGCTTCAACCGTCTCGACGATCGTCACCGGCAGAGATGGCGAAGCGGGACTATCCCTGGGTAGCCTGCATATCCCGACGGCGGTACTGACGGCTTTACCCCTGGGGGCATTACACGCGCGGCCCACGGCAATGAACAGGCGAGCGTGTTTAGCCGGCATCATAACCAATTCGCCAATGCCGTACCTGCGTCGCCCGTACTTCAGTGTCTTCTCCACGATCTGCACTTGCTGTCGACGTTCTTTCATAGTTACTCCAAAGCCCTCCCGTGTTACCGGGAGGGCGTGAACGACGCTTATCGACTAGGTCGCAGCGCCACCGTAGGCCGCACCAGAGACATACTGGACGGCATGCGAACGACGCTTGGCGAAGTTCATCGAGCGCACGATTTTGATCGCCGTGCTTTCGGTCTGGAACATCGACACCGAATTGGCGCTCGACGCCGTCGGGTTCTGCGAGTCACCCTGCGGTACCGTATCCATTTCGACCGACGCATCCCTGGATGCCGACACCTGAACCCCGCCGTCGCCGATCTTGTAGATGTCGCTCGGCTTGAGCAGGATCATGTGGCCAGCCGCCACGTTTTCGCCGGTCACCACCGGGTCGCCTTCCAGGGTTCCGCCCGTTGCGCGGATGTCCGGGAATTCCTTCTGGCCCAGCGCGTTCGTCATCAGGCTCAGCGCTTTCGCCAAGGCCGGATCCATCACGAACTGCAAGCCCAGCGCGTTCTTTGCCAAGATGAACACCTCGTAAAGCGACTGGATGTCAGCGCGCACCGCATCGCCGTCGACGCCGCTTGCCGGAATGGCAGAGACGCTGTTCAGCAGGCCAGCAGGAGCACCACCACCGGCGCCAGTCGCCGACAGGAATGTGGTGTCGATGCGCTGCGACGCTGCATTGACGAGACCGTCACGCACCAGCATCTCGGCTGCCGGCGAAGAGTCGCGCATCAGTTCGTTGGAAATGACTGCGAGTGCTGCCACCTTCAGCGGACGAAGGTCGACGTCCAGGAAGTCCAGCGCGGAAACCGGGATGGCCTTGCTTTCGCCCACCCAGTAACCGATGCCAGTACCATCCATGCCGGCGATGTTGATATTTGCAGGAACCTCACGCAGCGGCAGCTGGTTGAACACGGTACGCGAGTCCAGGAACTCGATGAAGTCACCGGTCCACCGATCGATGTGCACGAGTTCCGCGCCCCACGACCCAGTCTGCGAATTGCCACCCTCGACGGCCGCCTTGATGCATTCCACAACGGTCGGGTTCGATTTGCCCCAGCGCTGCTGCGCGATGCCGATGGCGGACACGCCGTCGAGCTGCGCCAGCGTCTTGGCAATCACCATGCGGGTGTAGTTCTGGCCCTTGAACTTTTCGTCCTTGTCCTTCGCGACGATGATGGTTGGACCCCGGTCACGCAGTTCGCTCGCCGCCTTCTGCGGGTTACGCTCGGTCTGCTCCGCCGCGGCCGGCTTCGCCGACTTCATCAGCTTGTCCAGCTTGGACAGGCGCACGAGATCAGCGTCGATGGACTGGATCTCGCCTTCGATGTTGTCGAACTCTTCGGTCTCGCCTTCGTCCATCGACCGACCTTCGTCAATCGACTTCTGCGCGATAGCCTCCATGCGCGCAGCTTTCGCCGCACGCGTGTTTTCCAGGTCCTTCACCTGGGTCGCAACAGTCTTCATGTTTCGTTCCTCGGGATGAGTTGAACTGCGCCGCGACGCGGAGCAGGGGTTCCCGAGACGCCGGGGGTGATGAGCTTCACGACACGCTTCTGTTTTTGGCCTGACGCGGCCCGCAGAGCGGAGTCGATCGACTTAATGGAATCAATGGTTGCTTCCGCGTTGGCCGGGATGGTCACCAGCGAAATCTCAAGGATCTCGAACTTGAGGAAACGCATGCCGCCGTTCCCCATGTACTCAATGGCGTTATCGATAATGCGGAATCCGATGGAGACCGCCGCGACAAGGCGATAGCGAATCGACTGAACAGCCTCTTCAATGCGGTCGCGCAATGCGCCCGGTTCGGAGACCTTCGGAATGAGCGACGTGAAAGGGATTCCCTTCTTCGTTGGCTTGCCCAACTCAGTCCTGCCCACCGGCTGATCCGAGCGGTGTTGCCATAGCAAGGGGATGCTCGCGGCGAACTCCGCGCCAAGCGGGTCCACCTCATCCATGTAGCGATCCGGGCTCGGCGTGGTCGCCATACCCTTGACGACATAGTGCTCGCCTACCTCGGTGATCTCTTTCACTTCGAGCAGGCTATAAGCGCGCTTCAGCATTTCACAGGCTCCAGAAATGACGAAGCCCGCACTTGGCGGGCTTCAGTAATGTTTGTTTGTGTCGGGTTAGCCGACGAACATGATTTGATAATCAGGCGGCGGCTTTGGCGGCTCCACGACCGCCACGCCCTTTGCCATCGTCAGAGCAACCATGCCGTCGATGCGTCCACGGGAACGTGACTTCGACAACTTGCGGTTGCCGGCTGGATCAGTCTGTATGACTGAGTTAGCAGCGCACATCGTCAACACCGGATGCATGCCATGCTGAATCTTTCCATTGAGCAGGTCGGACTCCAGATCTCTCAACGCTGGTGACATTGACTGAAAGCCCTGGCCAAACTCAACGAACCTGGACAGCTCTTCTTCAGAGAATCCGGCCTTCTCGAGCCACGGCTTGAAGTGCCGCCAATTCCATCGGTCGAATCCGACCTTGCGAACATCATGCTCGTCGAAGACCGTGCGCAGTCGGATCGCTACCCACTCGTATTCAATCGACTTGCCTGGGGTTACTTCCAGCTGTCCTCGTTTTTTCCATAGGTCGTACGGGACTCGGTCCTGTCGAGCACGCTCGTACAGCCCATCCTCTGGTAACCAGAAGATCGGACGCGCGTGCCAAACGCCAGCAATCTGCGAGATAAGAACCGCAGCGGTAAGGTCCGACGTTTCAGATAAGTCGAGGCCCATATAAACCGGCCCCGTGAACTCAGCGACCGGCCCGCCGCACGATTCCCAAACAGATTTCGAGATGAACGGGTTGCTGGCCTCGACACGCTGATTGAGGATCAGATTCCTGTATTCAGCCTCGCGGCTCGGCATGCGATCAGCATCGGCCGCCATCGCCAAGACTTCTTCAGCATTCTGGAAGTCACCGAAAGCAGGGTTGGCTAACCGGATCGTTTCTTCCTCGAACGGCTCCGCATCAGGTGGAGCCGTGTACAGGCTCAGCACTACCCGCGGATCATGCCCCTGCGAAGCGTCGTCGATCAGCACCGATAACAAGTCCGCATCAGTAGGAGCCTGCGTCGAGATGACAATCGACAGCGGGGTCTCTTGGGCGGCGGTCGCAGTCTCCAGCGCCTCGTAAAGCTCGCTGCGCGGTCCCTTCACCTGCCCAAGTTCGTCATGGACGATGAACACCGGCGACAAGCCATAGGCCGTTGAGGCTTCCGCTGACAATGCCCGGTATAACGTTCCCAGCTCCGGGCAATGCAATTGCTTCGCGGTATCACGGATGCCAACGAACTCCACCAACTGAGGTGACATTCGTACGACCTTGGCCGCAAGAGCGAACAGAATCGCAGCCTGCTCCCTGGATTGCGCCGCCGAGTAGAGCTGCGAATTAGCAATCGCCTCTGGCCCGCACAAGTGAAGCAACAGCAGGAAGGCCGCCAAAGCCGTCTTTCCGTTCTTTCTACCGAAGCTGACGATTGCCCGCCGTGTGCCGTGCGGGTTGTCATAGATCTTCCTGATCTCCCGCTTCTGCCATTCCCTAAGCTTTACCGGCTTGCCTACATCTCGGCCTTCTGGAATGACGCAGTGGGCCTCAATCCACGCGATATTGCGGTCAGCTCTCCCAAGGCTTTTTCGCTGGCTTGAGCGGTTTCCTTTTTTCACGGTCCAGTGTCGATTGTTGGGATATCCGCATGCGAGTAGCCAGCGACGAAATCGCTCGACCCTCGCGCTCTTGCATCTTGAGCAGCCGGTCCATCGCCTTGGCGCATTTCAGGAGAACTTCCGCCGCGGGCATCCCCTCGGCAATCTCCTTTGAAACCTCGCTCTCCAGCGTGTCAATCATCTGCGCCACCCGCCGAGCAGCAATCACATGCCTGCAGTACTGCGCCAGCATCCCGTGCGTCTCACGCGGGAACCATTCGGCCGGTAACCGATTCACCACGCAGCGCCACTCGTGCGCCTGTTCCTCGGTCAGGTCTTCAGGGGGATCGGCACGGCGGATCGCCGCCAAGCCATTGGCTGTGACGACGGCCAAGTCAGCCGTGGACTTACGGCCCCGAGATATCATTCAAAAAACCTTTTCACCGACAAACCTTTTCTCATGGGCTTTAGAAAACGATGGC